CTCTGTCCTTCAAGAATAACCTCACTTGCAGTTTTATTAATATTAATCTTATTAATATCATTAACATCATTAATTCTAAAATAATTGTCAGTTCCTGTACTAATACCAGTTACCTGAACATAACTATTAGTTGCTAAACTAATGTTTACATCAGTAATAGCAATGTTTGCTTGGGGAGCACCACCAATACCACCTTGAGATACTAATGAAGAGTCAAAATATAATGGAGATAGTGAACTCTTATATCCAGATCCTGATTCTGTTATCTCATATTCAGTAACTGATCCACCACTAACAACAACTTTAGCAGTAGCACCTTTCCAAACAGCAGAAGATGGTGCAGATGCATCATCAAATAATTTTACATTATAATATGTACCATCAGTATGTCCAGATCCACCTTGTAAAGTTCCACCATACTTTAAACCATTTAGATCATGTTCTTTTGTAAATGTTAGAACAGCAGATGTAGTACTATCTGATATATCACTAATAGTATTTGAAATTCCAAAGCTATTCAATAACTTATTAGTTGTTTCTCTAGTAATACTCTTTTTAAGATCATTAGTAACTACATCACCAATAGGAAATCTCTTAGCATAACTAGTTGCTTCCTCTGGATTGTCATTTACATTATCTCGATCTAATTGAGGATAAAGGTTAACAACATTCTGATTGTATTTTGCAGTTGTAAATTCTTCTTCTATAGCATTATTACTATTCAGAACATACAAGTGGAAAACACCATCTTGCGATCCTTCAACATACGGTAGGATTGTTTCTGTTCTATAAACAAATAGATTCTCTTTGTTATCATTCCTCTCAAATCTAGGTAATCCAGTATTCCTAACATTAGTATCATTATTATAAGTTCCTACATTACGAACATTACCTAAAACATCAGTTGTTTTATAAGTAAATGTTTTATCATTAATAATACTATTAACAAGGAATGTTCCATTATATCCTTTATTTGCTGCACCACTTGTATTAATGGTATCAGTTATATTTTTAAAAACAATCTGTTCACCTGCATTTAAATTATGAGATTTATCAGATCTAATAGTAACAATCTTAGTGGTACTATTATAATCAAGATGAGAAATGAATCTTAAATTCCTATTATAATCATAATCAGTCGATCCAATTGAAGTCCTAGTAAAATCAGCATCAAATCTTACATTAGTAGAACTAGAATCTTGAATAATGAAACTATCGTTAGGATCTCTAGCATTTTCTAATTCTTTTGGAATTACATATCTGATCTTATAGAGTTTATCATCTAAACTCCTATCATCAGTTCTCCTTAAGATGTATGGAATATCCTCATCATTAGCGTCTAAATCTGCAAAATTATCCCATATAGTATTATTATTAACACTAACGTGTGTAAACCAATTTTGTTGTACACCATCAAATTGCATTGGGTGTCCCAATTCACCTGGTTTCTTATCAGAAACTCTACTAATAACTTTTAATTTACCAGCAGCAGGATTTGAAACAGATTTAATATATGCAGGAGTTGTCCTTTCAGCATTTGTTTTAGATGAAGCAATCTGAATTTCAAACTGACTTAATTGAATACTATCCTGTCTAGTTCCATTCTTTTCAGAAGTAATTGCATAATACTTTCTATGAGGATCTATTCCTTCTGGAAGATCACCACTTTCAGCAATAATCCTTATAGACTCACCATTGTTTAAATCATGTGGATTACCACTTGATTGTGATAATGTTAATTTATGAACTAAAGATGCACTTCCTTGAGTGGTATCATTATGAACACCCTCATATGCCTTTTCAGAAGTAATATCTACTGTTGAAGTTACATCATACTCTACACCGTTAACTGTAGTAGTACCTGTCTTCTTAGACATAGAAATGATAGCTTCCGTTTTAGTACCATTTGCCAAATCTACGTAAATCTTTTCATTAAATCTTGAACCTATTCTAAATCCTTGTGCAATATCAGTTGGTTTAAGATTTCCATTAGTCTGCCCCAACATGAATAGTTTAGATTTACTATCAGTCCAAGGTGAACTATCAGCAGCTTTATAATTTTGGTTTACAGAAGTATCAAGTTGAGTTAAATCAATTACAGATTCTGGACTAACAACTGCTTTTGGTGTAATAACAGATGTAATATAACCTTTATTATCCTTTGCAAATGATTCTTTCTTAAATCCACCAGCAGCAAGAGCAAACTGACCGAAGTTAGAGTTAGAGTTTGTAATTGATGCGTCACCACCAGATTTACCTAAGAAGTGAATATGATAACCAATAGCAAACACAGAAACTATCTGAAGAATAGCATCATTAGTAATTGAAATATGTGCAGTCTTCCATCCATCTCTATAAACAGCATCCTTATCTAAATGATAAACGGTAGCAGCATTTAATGAAGATGCTTCAGATGATAATAACTCACCAGTTTGTCTCTGATATGTAATACCATCATAAGATCTACTATTAGGATTATATTTTACAAACGCACGATCATCTTTCTGTAGTGATATACCAGTAAACTGTGCAACAACCATAGATCTAAATCCAGTTGCTTTTGCACCATCAGCCTTCATACCTTGCATACCAAGAACTGATCTTAATGAACAGTTAAAGATATAAGGTGATGCACCAGTTACAGTATCAACTTCTACACTAACTTCAGCACTACCAGCACTTAATCCACCAGAAGGACCTGCTTTCAGGTTGGGTGGAACATATGGAAGTAAATATGTAAATTGAGTTTCATTTAAAACATTTTGAACTTTTGTTGAAATATTATATGCTAATTCATTTACACCCTCAATTTTAATTGGTGTATCACCACTTAATTGGTGCGGAACTGCAGTAGTTACAGTAACTACTTGACCAGCAGTATTACCATCACCAGAAATAATATTCTGTATCTGAATACGGTCTGAAGAAAAAGCACCAACTATTTCATACTCAGGTCTCTGTTTTGCAAATCCCTGTGTAGCAACTGGAAACTTCTCATCAATATCTCTAATAGATGCTCTATTGTAAGCATTAGATAATTTACTGTAGTAAACATCTAAATCAGTTAATCCACCAAACTTATCTAACTTATTAATACCATCAGCATACTCAAAACAAGTTAGTTTATGGTGAGAAAATATTGGTTTTGATTGATTACTAGTTGAGAAATTAGTAGGATCTGTATATACTAAAGTTGAATCATCTCCATCAAAAATAGAGAACTGCCAGAAATAACAAGCACCAGTAACCCTAAAGATTGCAGTACCCTTTACATCATTATCAGTAGGATTAGGAACATACTTAGGTCTTATCTTTGTCTTTCTTAAATCTAGTCCAACAATTGATGTTCCTCTTGGAACTATAACACCACCTTCTGTACTGTTATATTTGTAGAGTATATTATTTTCTTGCGTTAAATCAAAATTAGAATTAAGAGTTAATGTAAGAGTGTTCTGTGCTCCAGATTCTGAACTACTAGGACTAATTGCTGTAGCAGTTCCATTAACATCCTTTATACCAAATCCTGGTCTATTGTCTATAAGGTGCTCACCTGGAAATAATAATATAGTTGTTTTTTCTACTATATCATTATCATTACCTTTCAGATATGAGAATCTAGCAGATTCAATGAGTGCTCTTTGAATCGTTTTGAAAGGTTTTGTTAATGAATTACCTTGATTCTCGATACCATCAGTAGCGTCAAGATCATTTGGGTTTACATAAAGAATGCGTCCTTCACTATTCTTTATAAAATTTTCTAATTTATTTAGAGGCATCGGAGAATATTGGCCAAAATATTTCTATGTTTCTATTTAGCTTACCTGATTACCTTTAGTCGCTGGATCGACATAAGTAATAATTTCAGGATCAGCAGTATTTTTAATAACATCCATTACTCCCATAAATTGTTCTGTACTTTCACAGGCAACAAATCTAGTTTCACCTTCACTACTAATTAACGTAATTCTTCTTTTGCAGACATCAACTATGATGTCTTGTACAGTTTCATCATTCATAATTACCCTTAAGCGTTTTCAACATAATACCAAGTGACAGCAACTCTCTTTTTTCCAGCATAAACTGGTTCACCTGCATGAGGATAACACCAATTAGATGGAAATATTAAAGCATAACCTGGTTTTGGTTTTATTCCCAAATGTGGAAATGAAGTTCCTCCACCTTTAGTCGCTTCTTCCAGATATAAAATAATGGATATCTTTCTATGATATTCATTCAATCTAGGATCTGTTGCAGCATCATGATGAAATTTATATTCTTGCCCCTTTTTATAATCTAATACCTGTATTCCCTCTCTCCAAGATTTAGTTCCAGATCCACCAGGAACAGGATAATAACTAAAATTGGTATGAACCTTTTGTATTCTTCTCTTATATTCATCCAACCCTTTATTCATAGCATTATGAATAATTTCAGTTATTTCATTATCTTCTTTTAAAGTTGTTCCTGTGCTGGATCTAATATCAGTATTGGTTTTTGAAGGTCCATCACCTTTACCAAAAACAGTATTATCCTGAAAATCAAGAGTATCTATGTACTTATTAATATTTTTAAGATCATTTACACTAAGAATTTTAATTGCTTGAATCAGATCATTCATTATTTTTTACCAGTATTTAAATAGTATAACACATTTATGAAGGTTTTGTCGGCCAAGCAGAATGTGAATGATTATCTGCTAATGCTTTTGCAGTTAAATTAGAATCTGCTGCTATGGTTGCTGGAAGATCTCTTAGTGCCTGACGATATGTTTGCCACTCTGTTTTTTTATCTGATGTAAGTGTAACATCATCTAAACGAGTCCAATCAGACCATACTAACTGAGCATTTCTATAATCCTTTACTTCCTGTAAATGATTTCTTGCTGCTTCATATGCAGCAGATGCAAGGGTTTGTTCATCTGCATGATCTGTTACTGCTTGTTGCCAGATACCAATTTCAGTAATCTCCTCACCCCATTTTTTATCTCCATTTCCATCTACAGCATCTTCATTGTATTCAATAAAACCTTTTCCTGCAGTTGTATCAAAAAACATTCCATGAACATCTGATGGAATCCATGAAAGATCAACATTAGTACAAGGATGTACTGCAACACCGTCAAGAACTATGGTTTTATCTGAAGGTATAACTTGAATTTTCATTGTTGTATGTCCGTTACGTTATGTATTGTCTGCCTAGATTGTTGTAGTCTTTCTTGAGCTTTTAATTCCAATTCTCTTTGATATATTTCTTGTGCTTTCATAGTTGATTTCACAGTTTCATTTCTAAAAGATTCAATAGCAGCACCAGTTGCTCTTTGTTGTTGTGAATTTTCAATCATTAAAGTTGGCAACCAAGTAATCGCACAACTCCAATCATCAACTTCTTCTCCTGTATTAGGATTCATACCACGAACCTGAGTAAACCAAGAACATTGCATTTGAATACAATCTTTACCAATTAAGGGGCAAAACTTCCCTTGCTCAAGTTTCATTATATTAATTCTTTGTACATATTATAGCATCAACATACTGAACTGCCAAGTCCAAGGAACCTGAACTACTAACACTTATGCTACTATCACTGAAAGTATGACTGTGATCACTAGGGGAACCAGAAGCAGTAAAACTATCACTAAAAGTGAAGTTAGAACCACTTATAGTATACATTATTATAGCATGTGTATGGTAGTCATTACCACCAGTACTATTAACACTAGGTTGTCCTGAAGAACCAGCATTTAAAGTATCTACGAAACCATAGTTACCACCAGAAGTTCCAACTTTACTAGGGAATTGGTGTTGGTGAGCTGGCATCTGAGCAGTTGATAAGAAAGCTTGAGTAGTGTTCTGATACATTACCTGTGATCCACCGCAATTACCACTAACAGATCCACTAACACTAACAGATCCAGCATTATCGCTACTTGTAGATCCACTAGCACTTCCAGATCCACTAACACTTAAAGATCTACTAGCAAAATTACTAGTAAATGAATTACTACCACCAGAACCACCACCAGAACCACTTACAATTCTAAGTGCTTTATTATCATGTGATGTTGATTTTGTCCATCCAGTAGGAGCACTACTTTGAACAAATAACATAACAGCTCCAGAAGGAACAGATGGATTAGCTGCACTACCTGTTGGACCTGTTGGACCATCTGGACCTGTAGGACCTGTTGGACCTGTAGAACCTGTTGGACCAGTAGGACCAGTAGGACCATCTGGACCTGGAGGACCATCTCCACCTGTTGAACCAGGAGGACCATCGGGACCAACAACAGTCGAATCAGCACCTGGAGGACCTGTTGGACCATCAGGACCATCAGGACCTGTTGGACCATCAGAACCTGTAGGACCTGGAGGACCTGCGGGACCTGTTGGACCTGTACTGCCATCATTACCATCAGCTCCTGCATTTCCAGTATTACCAGTTGGACCTGTAGGACCTGTTGGACCTGTTGGACCTGTAGGACCATTAGGACCTGGAACTGTTGAATCATTACCTGGAGGTCCAGGAGGACCTGCTGGTCCTACTGATTCAACTCTTTTCCAAGCATATCCATCCCACTTCCAAGTAACACCATTTTCTGTATGGGTAGTATTTAAACTAGGACTCGATGGAAAATCAAACGCTGCCATATTCTTACTCTATGATGGTTTTGTTGGCCAAGGTGGATTTGCAAGATCTGAAGTATTTGCAGGTAAATCTCTTAATGCTTGCCTATATGTAGCCCACTCAGTTTTTTTACTAGAACTTAATGGAGAATCAGCACCTTGAGACCAATCAGATTCAAGTAAAAATTTATCTCTAGTTTGCCTTAAACCTGCAGTCCATTCTGTTGTATAATCATGAGCATCATAAAATCCAGATGATTGAGTATATTTCCAACCAAGTCTTACAAGGCATTGATTATCAATATCATTAAAAGTTCCTCTATATGTACTACCAATACCAACAGTATAATGTCCAGGAAATCCTATTTCTGAATTAGTTGGATTTTTAGAAGTATCTGCATATCCAACATATATGTTATTTACTATATTAGTTCCATCTTGAACTACAGCAAAATCTAATCTATCAGTTCCAATACCAATTCTAAAAGAATTGAACTCAGTATTTTTAGATGCTATGACTTGAGAACGAGAAAGTCCCAATATTTCAACTAAAGATTTATTATTAAAAGAAGACATAATCGATTAAGCAAACTCCAACAGAACTATCTGTCCATGACCACCATCAGTACCATTATTACCACCACCTTGACCACCTCTGCCACCTCTGCCAGCTGAGTCATAGGCTGCACCACCCCAGAAAGTACCACCACCATGTCCTGTGATTCCATTATCTCCAGGATGACCTTCATCACCACCACAAACAACATCACCAGTACCAAACCTACCATTACCACCAGCAACTACAGCTCCACTGTTACCACCTACTCCACCATAACCACTATGACCAAAGGTTGCAGTTCCAGTAGGTACTACAAATTCGGAATAATTTCCATTACCACCATTACCACCACCTGTTCCACCAGTTCCAGGTTGTCCTACAAAAATACGACATTGCCCACTGTAATAAGTAGTAGCATCCATTTCTGCTTTAGAAAATTCTCTTATTCCAGTACCAGCACCACCGCCACCACCTCCAGCGTTAGCAGCAGAACCTCCCCCACCGCCACCGCCACCGCCAGTGACAATTACAACAAACCTATTATACTTGGATGTATCTGGAGTATAATACACATGACTTGCATTAGTGGTAGTAGTCCATTGTACCATATTAAATCCTTGATCTGTAGTTCCTGATGGTCCAGGAGGTCCTGGAGTACCTGGAGTTCCATCAGCACCATCTTGTCCATCTTGACCAGCAGGTCCTGGAGGTCCTGATCCACCAGGATTTCCATCAGCACCATCTTGACCATTACTACCATCTTGACCATCGGCACCTGGAGGACCAGCAGGACCAGGAGTACCAATTCCACCATCAGCACCATCTTGTCCATCTTGACCATCGGCACCTGGAGGACCAGGAGGACCAGGAGGACCAGCAATAGTAGAAGCAGTAGCAGCATTTTTAATTATAAAACATAATGCCCAATATGGTGGTAGGTTCTTATCAGTACCAGGCACACCTTCTGAATTCATATTGAAGACAGTAGATGAATAAGTACCAGCACCACCATATGAATAAGAACTACCACCGTTACCTGGAATAACATGACCACCATCAATGTTTGTAGTGTGTTCGTGTTCTACAACTACAGCATCTTTACTACCACCTGTTGCATCAACAGCATATGTACTACTCGATCCAATAACAAATTTGTCTCTTAGATCTGGTACATTAGCTCTTATTGCTTGTAGTTCTGTTGTTGCAGATGCAGAACCATCACATAATTGATATCCAGATGGTATGTTAGATGCAGTTCCTGACCATATTGCGATTGTTCCTATAGGGTCAGCACTACTAGCACCACTAGAAGAAACGGAAGCCCAAGTATTATCTCCTCTTAAAAACTTTGTACTAATAGATGTTCCTGTAGCTGATAGCTCAGTTATACCAACTGTATCAGCATCAATATTCCAATTCTCAGAATTTGTACCAGCATTTGATACAGTAATATCTCCTTTATCACCATTAGTTACTCCTGAACCAGATCCAGGAGGACCTGCGGGACCTGTGGGACCAGCAGCACCATCAGCACCATCTTGACCAGCAGGTCCTGGAGGACCATCTCCACCAGGATTTCCATCAGCACCATCTTGACCATCGGCACCTGGAGGACCAGCAGGACCTGGTGTTGTTGAGTCATTTCCATCAGCACCATCTTGACCTGCAGGACCAGGAGGACCTGCTGGACCTGCAGGTCCTTGAGATACTGCTACCCATTGAGAACTATTACCATCATTATAATAAACATGTAAATCTCCAGTGTCACTTTCCCACCACATATCTCCGTGGGAAGAAGGACCAGATGGTGGATCAACTCCAATATCTAATCCAGCAACACCTGGAGGACCAGGAGGACCTGCGGGACCTGCGGGACCATCTGGACCATCGGGACCATCAGGACCTGGAGAACCACCAGAACCTGGAGGACCAGCAGGACCATCAGGACCTGTTGGACCATCAGCACCATCTTGACCATCTTGACCAGGAGGACCAGGAGGACCAGCAGAACCACCAGAACCTGGAGGACCATCGGGACCTGTTGGACCTGTAGGTCCTGTTGGACCTGTACCGCCATCAGCACCATCATTACCTGGAGGACCATCGGGACCTGGAGGACCTGCTGGACCATCGGGACCTGTTGGACCTGTAGGACCTGGAGCACCAGAAGGACCATTACTTGGAACTCGATCCCAAGCGTATCCATTCCACTTCCAAACTACCCCATTTTCTGTATGGGTATCATTAAGGGACGGACTGTTTGGAAAATCGAATGCTGCCATAGTTTTATTTATTTACCAAGGTGTAGGAGGTTTACCATAATCCTCTGTTGAAGTTCCTATTCCAACATTCCCATTTTTATCATAAAAAGACCATAAATGCCCAGACAATTTATCTTTAAGTTCCTGTTGCTCTTCTTCTGTTAGTGTTGAAGTAATCCAACCTGCAACTTGTTCTTTGGATAAACTATCAAAATCAATGAATTCTCCAGAAGAATAAGAATTTGGTACTGCTAAATTCACTGCGAATTTTACGGTATTATTAATACCCTCACTATCAATACCATATAGATATGCATCTATTGAATTAACAGTATATTGATTTGGTGTGTCTTGTGTTAAAAGTTGACAAACGTGCCAACTGTAAGATGTAGAAATTGACATAATTTTTTAAACCATAATGTTACCTACTCCGATCAGGTTAAAGTAATTACCACCTGCCGAACCTGTCATCGTAAGTGTGCCTTGACCACTCACACCAAATGATGCTCCTTGAAAACCACCAGCAGTAATTGTAGTAACATTAATAGCACTTTGACTATAACTTAATCTTATGAAGTACATACCAGCACTATGCTGAGTTGCACTCGCAGTATGAGTGTGTATGACAATGATAGCTCCAAGACCATCTCCTTGATTGACAGAGACTCCAGAATCTATAGAATATGCTGACTGATTATACGCCCAACCAGCATAGAAATTGGTGAGAAATCTCATACCAGAGGTTACAGTTCCAGATTGAGAGTGATTGTTTGGTCCTGCATTTGAACGAAAATCATTCCTGATTCTGAGGTCATTAGCAGTAACAGAACAACCGCCACCGTCTTGAGCATATAATTGCAGATCACCTGTGCCTCGATGCACTATTGAAGATCCAGTGTTTGCACCAGTATTACCTCTTAGCAATCTGAACCCAAAATCGCTATAAGTGGTATCACCAACTAAGTCAAGATATGCGTATTGATTATTTGCCCCTATACCCAACTCAATATGAGTATCTCCAGTTCCAGCTAGTACCCCTAAGCTCCCTTGACCATCAAATGTTAATTTAGATTCTGCTTGTAGTACACTTGAGTTGCCTGTTGCAGTAAGAACTCTGTCATTTGCATCATCAAGAATAGTTATAGCTCCACCACCTGATCCTGGAGGACCTGGAGGACCTTCAGGTCCAACATCACTTATAGTGATAGTCCCTACCATAGCACTATGATACTGGCAAATATAATACAAAGTATTAGGTGCATTATATGGAACAGCAAATGTTATTACACCAGATTGTGCACCATTACCTGTTACTCCTGTATTATATTGATTACCTGTTCCAGTGGTTGCAGATGTTTTAATCCAAAATGGATGTCCACTAGCACTTATAGTAAGTGTATATGTAAATCCTCTTAATAAAGTTATTGTTGGATTATTGCATACAGTATCAACACAGTAAGAACCAGATCCACTATTTGTTATATTATAATTTCTTGCTCCAGATGGACCAGTTGGACCTGGTGAACCTGGCGAACCTGGTGAACCATCAGAACCATCAGAACCTGGTGAACCATCAGAACCTGGTGAACCATCATTTCCTGGAGGACCAGGAACGCTAGAAGCAGGACCTGGAGGACCTGGAGGACCTGGAGTCGCAGGACCAGGAGGACCATCAGCACCTGGAGATCCAGAAGGACCTTGAGATGTTGCTACCCACTGACTACTATCACCATCATCATAATAAACATATAAATGTCCCGTATCACTTTCCCACCACATATCACCATGATCTGGAGTGGGAGTGGTTGGTGGAGTTTCTGCAATAGTTAATCCAGCAACACCATCAGTACCTGGAGGACCTGCGGGACCTGGAGTACCTGATGGACCTGGAGGACCACCAGCAGGACCTGGAGGACCAGGAGGACCTGCGGGACCATCAGCACCATCAGAACCTGGACCACCTGGAGGACCATCGGGACCTGGAGGACCACCAGCAGGACCAGTTGGACCTGTTGGACCATCGGGACCTGTTGGACCTGTAGGTCCTGTTGGACCTGTACCGCCATCATTACCATCATTACCAGGAGGACCTGGAGGACCTGCTGGACCTGGAGGACCTGCTGGACCTGGAGTACCATCAGTACCATCATTTCCTGGAGGACCTGCAGGACCTGTAGGACCATCGGGACCTGCAGGACCTGTAGGACCTGGAGGTCCATTACCTACTATAGTTACCCAACTACCATCTTTTCTGAGTTTAACAGCCATTAATGAGTACCACCTAAGTGTGATGCGTGTATTGGCATAACATTATGTTGATAATTATGAGACCCATTACCAGGATTAAATTGTAATGATGCTTGCTTATTGTTAGAACAATCTACGTTACTAATAATAATTCTTGAATATTTTACATTATTGGTAAAATTAATTCCATATCTCTGAGGAGTAGCACCACCAGTAGTCTGTCCAGCAGTTGTTCCCATCATATCTCCACCATACTGTCCACCATCAATATGAATATCTGATTGATCTGCATAAGCCTCATCATATATGTGAAGACCATCATAATTATTAGATGATTTCGTACCATTATGACAGCATTGCGAATCTCTTATAAAGATCTTTTTATGAGTAGTAGAACGAATCCATATTCCATGTTCACCATTACCTCTACAATCAGCAGCATTTACTCTTAAAACACCAGTAAAAGTACTAGTAACATGGAGTCCATTCTCAAGATTACTACTTATATATGGGTTATTAATCCAAATGAAACTACCACCAGCAATCTCAATACCAGATTTAGTATTTGTATCAAAATCACAATCATTTATTCTAAAGAATGAACCAGGATTACCTGTTGCTCCACTAGGGACAGTTGAATCCATTAAGAATCCTTTATTACATCTAAGAACAGCACAATTAAGGAACCATATTGAATTTACAAAATCCTTAACCCA